GAGCAAGTGCATCTACACCTCAGACCGTTTCGATGGTCAATGGTAGAGATGGTGCTGCACCAACAAATGGTGATTATGCTAATGCTTATAGGCAGTTTAAGAATGCTGATGAAGTAGACATTGGACTTTTAATTGTTGGTACTACTAATCAGACAGTTGTTTTAGATGTTATTAATAATATAGCCGAAGTTAGGAAAGACTGTGTTGCTTGTATTTCCCCACGGCGAGCTGATGTTGTTAATAACAGCGGTTATCTAACTGCTGAGATGGATGATGTAATTGCTTTCCGCGATCTGCTTCCGAGCAGCTCTTATGCGGTTATGGACAGTGGATGGAAGTACCAATATGACAAGTATAACGATTTATACCGGTATGTGCCCCTTAATGGTGATACAGCTGGTTTGATGGTTGCTACAGACTTGACACGAGATCCATGGTGGAGCCCAGCTGGGTTCAATCGCGGCAATGTCAAGAATGTTATTAAATTGGCTTACAATCCAATTAAAGCACATCGCGATGAGTTGTATAAGAAGGGCGTTAACCCTGTAGTTTCATTCCCAGGCCAAGGTACTGTATTGTTTGGAGACAAAACTATGCTTTCCAAGCCTAGTGCTTTTGATCGTATTAACGTAAGGCGACTCTTTATTGTTCTTGAAAAAGCCATTGCAACGGCTGCGAAGTTTACTCTGTTTGAATTCAACGACGACTTCACTCGAGCCAGTTTCGTAAGTATGGTCGATCCATTCCTTAGAGACGTACAAGGTCGCCGAGGAATTACTGACTATAAGGTCATATGTGATGACAGTAATAACCCTGGTTCAGTTATTGACCGTAACGAATTTGTTGGTGACATTTACATTAAGCCAAATCGTTCGATTAACTTCATTCAGCTTAATTTTGTAGCAGTACGTACTGGTGTAGAATTTTCTGAGGTTATTGGACAGTTCTAGTATAAATAGTTAAAGCAGTAACGTAAGAGAGTTACATAAGGAGAAGGAAGAATGGCTTTCAATATTTCAACATTCGCGTCCCAGCTAAAACATGGTGGACAGCGACCTTCGTTATTTGAAGTTACAATGAATATCCCGTCCCAGGGATCTGAAAATATAGATAATCTGAGATTTTTGTGTAGAGCTACACAGATTCCTCCGTCCACATTAACGACTGTTGAGACTACATATTTCGGTCGGACAATTAAGTTTCCGGGCGTTAAACAATATGCAGACTGGACAATCACTGTTATTAATGATGAAGATTGGCTTATCCGTAATGCGTTAGAGGTATGGTCAAATGCTATAAATCGGCCTGTAGAAAACGTTCGTGGCCAGGTTAATGGCAAACAGATTGGGTTTGGCTCTCCCGGTGAGAGTCAATTCAAAACAGATGCAGTTGTTACACCTTATTCCAAGCAGTCCAAAGCGGGCGGCGGTGGTGGAAAATTGCTTGAGTATAAATTGATTGGATTGTTCCCAACAGAAGTGGCCGCGATGGACATGGATTGGGCAACTACCGATGCGATCCAAGAGTTTACATGCACATTTAGTATGGACTACTGGGTATATAGTAACCGCTTCGGCGAGAACGGTGAGCTCTCAGCACAACCCGAGATCCCACCGAATGTAAACATCGCCCAATAATAGTAAAGTTTACAAGTAGATTAGCAGTTAGTATTATTTCTGATCTGAGTGTTTAAGAGGCTGCTAAATACTATAGCAGCCTCTTTTATTTTGTTAACTAAGGATAATACACATGGCATTTGAATTATTTGGTTTTCGCATAGGGCGTCCAGACTCGACTAACAGGGATGAACGAGTTCGTTCGTTTGCTCCTCCGGCGATGGATGATGGCGCTTTAGAAATAGCCTCGGGTGGCTCATACGGTACATATGTTGACCTCGAGGGGACTGCAAAGACAGAAGGAGAATTGGTTACTCGTTATCGAGAGATGTCTCTCCAGCCTGAATGTGAGTACGCTATAGATGATATTTGTAATGAGGCTATTATTAATAGTGAAAAGGAACCAACAACACAAATCGTTCTTGAACGAACAAAACTTCCGGAAAATATTAAAGCTACTATTAGAGAGCAGTTTGATGTAGTCGTTAAATTGTTGGATTTCGAGAATATTGCATATGAAATTTTTAAGAAATGGTATGTGGATGGTAGACTATATTATCATATAATGATAGACGAGAAAAATCCACGAGGCGGTATACAAGAATTACGGTATGTGGATCCGCGAAAAATTCGAAAAGTTCGTGAGCCTAGAAAACAAAGAAAAGATAGAGATACAGGAGCTGATCTTGATATAGGTTATCAAGAATACTTCTTATACAGTCCTCGAGGGTTAAACAATGCTAATCAAGGCATTAAGGTTTCTCCAGATAGCATTTGTCACGTAACTAGTGGTATAATGGACCAACGTGCTAAGTTAGTCTTAGGATATTTACACAAGGCAATTAAACCACTTAATCAGCTACGTATGTTAGAAGACGCAACGGTCATCTACCGATTAGCACGAGCTCCAGAAAGGCGTATATTCTACATTGACGTAGGAAACCTACCAAAGCAAAAGGCAGAACAATACCTGCGTGATATGATGGTTAAGCATAAAAATAAGTTGGTATATGATGCATCAACAGGTGAGGTTAGAGACGATCGTAAGTTTATGACTATGTTAGAAGATTTCTGGTTGCCTCGCAGAGAGGGAGGTCGTGGTACAGAGATTACAACATTACCTGGTGGCCAGAATCTAGGCGAGATGGATGATGTAGAATATTTCCGTCGTAGATTATACAAGTCACTTAATGTTCCTGTTTCTCGTTTAGAAACGGAGAACCAATTTAATTTGGGCCGGTCCAGTGAGATTACCAGAGACGAGGTTAAGTTCAGCAAGTTAATTCAAAGGTTGCGATCTAGATTTTCTCATTTGTTTATGGATATACTTGAAACACAATTGATCTTAAAAGGCGTTACTAATCGTAAAGATTGGAAAGAGATTAAAGCTAATATAACCTTTGATTACTTAGAAGACAATCACTTTACTGAATTGAAGGAGGGTGAATTATTAGAAAATAGAATGCGGCTTTTAGGTGAAGTAGATCAATATGTTGGTAAGTATTTCTCAGCTGAATATATTAGAACAAATATTCTCCGTATGAGTGAAAGTGATGTAATCGATATACAAAAACAAATTGATAGAGAAGATTCTGAAACTGAGTTTGAAGGGGGAGAAGAGCCGCAAGAGGAAGAGAAGAAGCCCGTTCCTTCTGCTAATGTTCAGCCATACATTCCACCTCAAGAAGTTTCAGCGGAAGAAAAGAATCTTGTTGAGAGTATGACTCGCTTCATGGATTCTATGGCGTCATCTGAGGATGAGCTCGATGTCGAAGAAAGTTGAGGAAGCAAAGCAATTAGCCTCAGTTCTTGCTGTAGTTCAAAAACAATTTGAAATACTAGAAAAGCACATAGAGCTAAAGGTTGAAGATTCTTTTATTATACCTCCCCTAGTCGAGGGCCCTCGTGGACCAATTGGTGAACAAGGCAATCAAGGCGCGGTAGGAATTAAAGGTCAGCAAGGACAAATAGGACTTGAAGGTGAAAAAGGTGATCGGGGTTTATTAGGTGAGCAAGGTGAGCGAGGATTAAAAGGCAACGATGGCAAGACGGGTAAAAAGGGTGAAGAAGGGGAGACGGGCCCATGTGGTGAAAGAGGTCTCATCGGTGAGCACGGTTCACGAGGTGAAGTGGGTGATCGAGGACAGCTTGGACCCATCGGTGAAACAGGCTCTCAAGGACCTGAGGGAAAGATTGGTCCAAAAGGAAAAATTGGATCACAAGGATTAACAGGTGATCAAGGCGAACAAGGTTTACGGGGATTAGTTGGCGAACAAGGCGAATTAGGTCCTAGTGGAGTGGGGTCGTCCGGACCAGTTGGTCTAAAAGGTCCTAAAGGTGAAAAAGGTGAGAGGGGAGATCAAGGAGACACCGGCTCCCAAGGGTATACAGGATTACAAGGAGAACAAGGGCCAGCAGGTCCTTTACCAGATGTTAAGCCTCTTATAGAGCAGCATCAAAAATTTCAAGAAGATATTCGTAGAGGGATACAAAAGGGTCTAGGCAGCGGCGCTGGTAGTGGTGAAGTTCGTTTAGAATTTCTTGATGATATTAATAGAGATAGCGTAAAGGTTAATGGGAAGTTTTTAAAGTATGATTCTTCTTCTGGTAAATGGATTGGTGCAGATGCAACTGGTGGTGGTGGTGATAGTGGACTTGCCAATACTAATTCAGCTATCAGTAATCTTAACACAAATCTTACAGCAACCAATACAGCTATTAGACTTGTCGATAGCCAGAGACTTGCTAATACAAATGCTGCCATTAGTAATCTTAATACGAATCTATTGGCAACCAACACTGCAATAAGATTAGTTGACAGTCAAAGGTTAGCTAATACAAACACTTACATAGCTACAAAACAAACAATTGCTCAATCAAAAGCATATCTAGCTAATACAAATGCTTATATTGCATCGATGTCAACTGATGTGCAATTGGCAAATACTAATGCATACATTGGTGCAGTCGTTACGAGTCTTAATCAAAGATTAGGCAAAACCGCAACAGTAACATTAACGGGCGATGTAACAGCTTCAACAACGGCATTTAGTTCAAATGCAGTAAGTATTGCTACGACAGATACAAATCTTGGAAATACTAATTTAGCTATCAGTAATCTCAATACTAATTTGTTGGCGACTAATACTGCTATTAGATTAGTAGATAGCCAAAGGCTAGCTAACACCAATTCAGCTATCAGTAATCTTAATACTAACTTGTTGGCAACTAATACATCTATTAGATTAGTTGACAGTCAACGATTAGCGAACACCAATTCAGCTATCAGTAATCTTAATACTAACTTGTTAGCTACTAATACCGCAATAAGGTTGGTTGATAGCCAAAGGCTAGCTAACACCAATTCAGCTATCAGTAATCTTAATACTAACTTGTTAGCTACTAATACTGCAATAAGGTTGGTTGATAGCCAAAGGTTAGCGAACACGAATGCCGCTATCAGCAATCTTAATACTAATCTATTAGGAAGTAATACTGCAATAAGAGCTTATGTAGACGCTGAAGTTGCAGGTATAGTTGATAGTGCGCCAGCTACATTAGATACACTTAATGAATTAGCGGCCGCTATAAATGATGATGCAAGTTATGCTGCTGCTGTTACAACCAATCTAGGGCAAAGATTAGGCGCTACATCAACAGTCGCGCTTACAGGAGACATTACAGCTAGTGCCACAGCATTTAGTTCTAACGCTGTTAGCATTGCTACAACAGATACAAATTTAGGTAATACTAATTTAGCTATTACTAATCTTAATACGAATCTATTGGCAACCAACACTGCAATAAGATTAGTTGACAGTCAGAGACTAGCTAATACTAACACTTACATTGCTACCATGTTACCAAAAGCTGGTGGAACAATGACAGGCGATCTTGTATTGTCTGGTGCTGATGTACAGATAAATTTTGGTGCTAATACAGCAATTAAACAAGGTACAGCTAATTCAGTGGTATTCCAAACAGCTGATGCTGGTGGATTAGAAACTAGAATGTCTATCGATTCTACAGGTAAAGTCGGCATCGGAACTTCTTCGCCAAATAGTCCGCTTCATGTAGTTGGCGATTCTAATATAACTGGTCATGCCAGCGTCGGTGCATCAGGCGTAACATCCGCTTCTCGCGCACTAACTGTTGTTGGTGCTACAGACGGAACGGGATCTTCGATTATTGTTGGTTATAACTCAAGCCTCGCATCGAAGTTTAGCGTCCGCGACGATGGGTATACAGCAATTGCAGGCGGTCTTGGTGTAACAGGAACAACCACTTCAACAGCATTTTCTGGACCACTAACTGGTGATGTTACAGGTAATGCGTCTGGTACTGCTGCAACTGTAACAACTGCTGCACAACCAGCAATTACTTCAGTAGGTACACTAACATCATTTCGTTCCACAGGTATAGATGATAATGCTGATGCTCTAGCTATCACGATTGATAGTTCAGAAAATGTCGGCATCGGTACGACTTCGCCAACTGTCGATGCTTCTCTCGCTGGAATATCTGTCAATTCCAGCAGCACAGTATTACAAGTTCATGGTGCTTCTGGCGCATTGATAAAACTAACCGATCCAGCAACAGGTGCGAATAGAGGATTAGGTATATCACTCCAAGGTGTTGACGCTGTAATTTCTAACTGTGAGTCTGGACCGCTCATATTTGGTACAGGTAAT